GTTCAATGTGGGGTACCGTGTCATATAGCGGATAATATGCCCCCGATGATTTCAGATCCCGGTTGTGACAATGGCTTGATTCCATTTGAAGAGGAGAGCGAAATAGCGGCAACCACCGGTGCGCTAAGTGATGATTTAGAACAATTAAAAATTGATTTCTCTTATGATATGTTAGGTAATGGCCCAGGAATGGCCAATTGGGGACTCATAAATATGATTTTATGTGATACATTGGGGATGCCTTTTACTGCTCATCAAAGAAAGGTGTTCGGCGATTTTGGAAAACAAAATTATGTTGATTTTTATGTTGATCAAGAAAACGACGAAGACGGCGCCGGATATGCAGCCGTGGGTAATCAAAAAGGAGCATATCCAGAAAAAGTGGCAGAATGGTTAGAAACTAGTTTACAAGAGATGTCTCCGACTTTTGAATCGACTAATGACATTCAAGAGGCCATAGAGTATGCTAAATCTTTTGAGGATTTTGGGATATCAAGTTTTAGAGGAAGCCCTCAACAATTATTAATGATTCCCGATCTTGGCTATAATGTTGAGAGAAGCGAACCTAATCTAGCGACTGAGCAAATTATTTTTGTCGAAAACGCACGCAAAGCAACACCGGACATGACTTTTACTTATTATGATAATGGCGCCGGGGAAGAAGACAACGCCTTTGGCTACGGGTTTAATATAGAAATGTATCTTTCGGACATAGTGGAAAAAACCGAAGATGATGAAGTGACGTATGTTAATAGAAAAGATGATAATGTGAGAATAAGGATTATCGATGAATATAATGTGGGCTCCGCTCCAAATCCTGCCACTGACTATATGACCAAAGCGCAATCAGACGAAGCTTCTTCTGGTACCACTGACGATGATAAAATAATAACGTCGGAAGAATTTGAGTTTTTGGCGGTTGATGATACCTTAAACAAGCTGTTTGAAGAGTTTAATTTAGACACCGCTCAAGAAGCCAAGGGAGGAAGTCGATTTAGACCTTCTTATTACACAGAATTTCTTAATACCTTCGAAGAACATCAAGATTATCTACCTCAAATTGTTTTATTAAAGAATTTATTAGCAGATTCTGGAACTGATTTGGAGCTAAGTGATTTAAAAGGTGACTATGATTCTTTTATGTCGGGCATAACAGCCACATTTGTTGACGCCGTAGCTCAAAATTCAGCCTCTTTCCTTTATGGAGCTAAATTTGATGATTTAAGCACCGAAGATATAGAATATGTGACGGAAAACGGAGTGCCGTACTATGAGGCCACCAATGACGAAGGAGATCCGCTTTCCAACAAGGATCAAGTATTAGGTATTAGTTCCATGCAATTTGATGTAGGGGAGGAAGCTAATAGAGTTTTTTATTTAGATCCCATGCAATATGGTGGTAACTATATGAATCCTCCCCTTTATATTAAGCCCCTGGCAAATGAAGGATGGCTCGGGTTTATTGATATAATGTTTCCAGAGCTTAGCCCATGTAAACCATATAGAACCGATCTAGTTGATTTTGGAGATATTGATGAAAAAATTAGTGAGGCGTATCCGACAATTCCCGAAGATGAAAGATTAAAATCTGATCCGGATTGTGTATTAGAATTGCCTTATAATAGAATTTTAGAGCGCCCCTCCGCCGCAGGGCTTCAAGGGCTGATTATGGGTGCGATTAGAATTTATGCGAGTGTACATTTTATAAAATCATTGAGCACCTTTACTAAATTTTATCCTAAATTTCCTGAAACATATAGCTCTCTATATGCCTCTTACATTGTGGAAAATATGGAAAAAAGTTTTAAAAATGCCCAAGAAGCCCAATGGTTAGAATTTTTTAATCCTTTTAAAGATGAAGAGTTTTGGTATGCATTTTTAGAACAATCAGTTCAAATGTACGCCCGCCGGGTGGATAGTGGTGAAATAGAAACGCCACCCAAAACAGTATTGGAGGCGTTAACTGAATTAAACGACAAACAAGAAACATATGAATACGCGGATAGAGAAGATCTCAGAGAGGAAAAATCGGACGGATCCGTTAGTTTTTTTAAAACTTTAAAGAATTATCGTGCTGAAAAGAATCTAGAAGCCGTACAAAAAACCGAAGATTTGGCCAAAATTGTGTTAACGGAATTAGTAGTAGAACAGTTACAATATATGGGAGCAAAATTTGTAGAGAACCTTAAAGTTGCCGGCATGTCTCCGGATATCTTTGATTTGGATTATTATCTTTTAACTGATTTAACGCAAGGAGGAATTGATTTAGATCTTAATAAAGAAATCAAGGAAGAGGCTACTGATTTCGAAGAAGGAGAAGAACAATATACGGCCGGCGCAGAATTATATGTAAAAGAAAAGAACGATGAAGATACAGAATTTGAAGAAGGAGACGAGTATGTAGGATACTATCATGCTTATACGGACGAAGACGGAGAAATCGTATACATGTCTGGCGAATTCCAAACTGAGGATCCAGATTCACATGATGTTCTGGCGCCCTTTGCCGGCAAGGTTACCGTACCCATTGGAGATGTCGAAGAATACGGTTATAGTCCTTCGAACAGCATCACGCAACCTTTTGTAATTGAAAAATATATTAGTATTAATGAAACTAAACATGCGCCCTCTACAGCCCAAGATTATATTCTAGCCCAGGACCAATCATTAAATATGGCGGATGTTTTTCCAGGCACTATGGAGTTAGTCACTGATGAAACTTCTGGCGAAGTGGTTGGGGTAAAGGGAGAAATGGGAGTTCGTTACGGTCTATTGTTTTCTATTATGATAGGAGGAGAAAAAGTTGAGATTACAACGGCGGAGATTGATGCATTAGATTTGCCTCTTGCACAATTTATGCCGTTTGACGGAGATAGTAAATTATTGCTTTGTCTTATTAATTTATTAAAACGAGATCATAAATTTAGAGTTATTGCCCATTATATTTTTCCTCTTAATAAAATTACTTCTTTAATTGCCGTTTACAACGATTACGCCTTTTTGCCGTCTATTGGTGAAGTTACTGCTGCTAAAGGAGCGAGCGGGCTTGACGCCGCGGCCGGCATGAAGGTAGAAATAGATGACTACGGGCGCGCCGTGTCGGCCCTAAATGCGGAAGGTTGGGCCAATATTGTTGACCGTCCCGGTTCCATGTTAACTCTTTTTGTAAAAACTTGGGATGAATGGGACAAACAATTGCTACGGAATTCTAAGAGTCGAATAAAGAAAATATTTAAAGCTTATTATAATTTTCGAGATTTTACGGCTGATGGGAAGGGCGATGAAGATGATATGGGTAAGCTTTTCACTTCTCTTTTACGAGAAAGGTTTAAACCGGCCGCCGGCCAAAGACTTTTGCCTTGGTGGAAAAGCCGAATGTTACGGACGAGCCCATTTAATTCAAAGGGTGAGCTTTGTGAAAAAGAAGATTAGGGAATAATTACAATATTACAATGAGGTTATAAGAAGAGATGAATGCTTTTGGTGTGGCGCTTCCCTTACAGCGCAGTGATTCCGATGGATTTGTAATGATTAAAACCATTAAAAAATTAGTGCGTCAAAATTTAAAAATGCTTATCTTAACTACTCCGGGGGAAAGGGTAATGATTCCGGCGTATGGAGTCGGGTTAAAAGCATATTTATTTCAAAATTTTGAACAAGATACCCTATCACAGATCGACGCGCGCATCCGACAGCAAGTCCAAACTTATATGCCCGCTGTAAACATTAGCTCTCTTACATTTAATACAACGAATCCCGAGATGAATACTCTCTCGTTAGTATTAACGTATTCAATACCCAATATCAATGTAAAAGATTTATTAAACATTACTATTTAAATTTGAGGATTTTATATGCCAAACGAACAAAAAAAAATAATTCCCATCGATTATACTCATCGGGATTTTCAAAGTATAAGAAACGATTTAATCCAAATAGCGGAAAGGTTTTATCCCGATAGTTTTCAAGATTTTAGTGAGGGCTCCTTCGGCGCCTTAATGCTCGATGCCGTTGCCTATGTGGGAGATCAACTTTCTTTCTACCTTGATTATAATGTTAATGAAACGTTTTTAGACACTGCTTATCAGTATAATAATGTTTTAAGACATGGAAGGATTTTAGGTTATAAATATACGGGCCGTGCCTCCACCTATGGACGTGTTGCGATGTATGTTTTAGTCCCGGCTTCTACAACGGGTATTGGCCCAGATGATAATTATATCCCTATCTTAAAATTGGGGAGTCGTTTTACATCTCAAAATGGATTGGGTTTTATTTTAACAGAGAATGTGGATTTCGGAGATCCTCAAAATCCGGTAGTTGTTGCCCGCGCAGACGCCTCCACAGGCGCCCCTACTCAATATGCCATTAAAGCTTACGGCACTGTGGTATCGGGAGAGTTTAGAGAACAACGATTAACAGTGGGAGGATATCAACGATTTTTGCGCTTGCGTCTTTCTAGTAATAATGTAGCAGAGATCATTACGGTCATCGATTCCGAAGGCAATGAATATTATGAAGTAGATTATCTGTCACAAGATATGGTATACAAAGAGATTTCCAATAAAAACTTTAGAGAAGATAACGTTCCATCTGTTATCAAGCCGTACTTGGTCTCGCGGAAATTTATTGTTCAACGAGACAGGGTAAATACTTTTCTACAATTTGGCAGTGGAAAATCCGACGAAACAAATGTAGTAGCAGAGCCACAAACGGTGGCAATCAATGCTTTTGCACGCGATTATGTCACCGATAGCACATTTGATCCTACGCGTTTAACTAAAAATGAAAGTTTTGGTTATGTCCCAGCTAACACCACCTTGACAGTGGTATATAGAGCTACGAATCCCACGAATTCGAATACTGCAGCAGGAGCCCTAAATGGCGTTGGAGATGCAACCATGGAGTTTGCGGACCAGCTAGTTTTAGTAGATAGTACTGCGCAGGAGGTCATTAGTTCGTTGGAAGTAACCAATGAAGAGCCCATTATGGGATCGGTATCTCAACCCTCTTCAACTGAAGTTAAAAGAAGAATTTATGATACCTTTCCTACTCAAAATAGAGCCGTTACACAAGCTGATTATGAAAATATAGCATATCGTATGCCTGCGAGCTTTGGGTCCATTAAAAGATGTTCAGTCCAAAAAGACGCTGATTCTCTTAAGAGAAATTTAAATATGTATGTTATTTCCGAAGATAGCTTTGGTAAATTAATCCAAACCAACTCAACCATTAAGAATAATTTAAAAATATGGCTCAATCAATATAGAATGATTAATGACACGATTGACATTTTAGACCCATATATTATTAATTTAGGAGTAGAATTTGTAGTAAAAGCTGCCACCGGCGTTGACAAATATAGTTTATTAGATCGATGTATTGCTGCCCTGGGCACTAAGTTCACTACCGCCTTTTATATTGGAGAGCCCCTCTATATTAGTGACATTTATCAAGAACTAAAAGAGGTCACAGGTGTTCTAGATGTGATGAAAGTTATGTTAACTAACAAAGGGGGNACAAATTATTCTGGGGTGGAGATCGTTATCAATGACAATCTGTCGCCAGATGGAACATATTTAATAGCCCCGAAGAATGCACTTTTTGAAATTAAATATCCGGCCACGGATATTACAGGAAAGATTAGATAATGGCGATTAGAAAGTATACGGCATCAGCAGATACAACAATTGTTAATGCCTATCAACAAAATTTAACTACTCGTGGTACCGGCGCAAACGCAGGGCTGGCAGATATTATGGAGACATTTTCCATTTATGGTCGAATTACTACGAGTTCTGCTGAATTATCTCGAATTTTAATTAAATTTCCTGTGGACGATATATCTACGGATCGAACCAATAACATTATCCCAGCTAGTGGAAGCGTAAGTTATTATTTGCGATTGTTTAACGCTTCTCATTCAAAAACTGTTCCTGTTGATTATACTCTTACTATCTTAGCGGTATCACAGTCGTGGCAAGAAGGAGTAGGATTGGATCTTGAAGGATATCAAGATCTTACCTATGGAAACACTGGCGCCAACTGGATGAGCGCATCAAACACNGCCTATTGGACTGATATCAGNAACACTGTTTTAGCCGGCGGCTCTTATCTTACCGGTGGGAACGTCGCAAGTGTCGTGAATACTGAAATTTTTACATTTACGCAAGATTTTACGACTGGCTTAGAAGATGTAGAAGTAAATATCACTCCCTTAGTAGAACAATGGATTGCTGGTACTTATACAAATTATGGTGTGGGAGTTCATCTTTCTGCAAGTTATGAAGCATTTGAATCGGGCTCAGCGAATACGGTGGTGTCACGAATCCCCGGCCAATTGGCGCTTGATGGAGACGACGATACACAAAGTGTAATTTATAATCCGAGTGGCTCAACACGTTCTTATTATACTAAAAGATTCTTTGCGAGAGGATCTCAATATTTTTTCAAGCGGCCTGTTTTAGAAGCCCGCTGGAACAGTCGTGTTACTGATGATCGGGGAGACTTTTATTTAAGCAGCGCCTTGGCCCCAGCAGCCGATAATTTGAATACCATTTATTTATACAATTATGTACGTGGAAGGCTAAAAGANATTCCCGCATTAGGCGATGATAAAAGAATTTATGTAAGTATTTTTTCGGGTTCTACTGGAGGATTTTATGAAGGAGGTGATGGTGACGATGTTCCACCCTCAGATATCCCAGTTTCGGGAGCCACCACCGCCGATACGGGAAGTGTGCAAATTTTATCAGTAGATGATCCTGGAAACGTCAATAGCGCTAACTTATTAGTTGCCACCGGCGGTATTGTTTCGACGGGAATTTATAGTGCATCTTTTGCATTGACCGGCGCCACGAAACTTATGACTGTCTACGATGTATGGTTTACAGGAAGCAATACGACAACGAGTGCCTTTGACGCAATCACTCAATATTTTACTGGCACCCTCAAGCCTTTGCGTTTCACCGGGCGCCAAAGTAATCGTCATCCCGTATATTATTTAAATATTACCAATTTACAGGAGAAATATCGTGCAGATCAAAGCGCGCGCTTCAACTTGTATGTGAGAGATAAATTTTGGAGTCCTAATATTTATACCAAAGCCAACTCTACCGTTGAAACTACCACCATTGTTAGCGCATCCTATAGAGTCTATCGCACGTTAGATTCATATGATGCGGTCCCCTATGGAACTGGCAGCGATCTCCACACTGCGCTTTCTTATGATGTCTCGGGCAATTATTTTGATTTTAATATGAACTTATTAGATCCCGGTTATGAATATGCATTTAAATTTGCATTTTATGATGAAGAGCTAAGCAGTTGGACCGAGCAAGATCAGGTGTTTAAGTTTAGAGTAGAAGACTATGAGTATTAGAAAATTATTTGGTTCTACAGACCAATCACGCAATTATCTTTCTGACGCCACCGAACAAGAGGCATTTGAAGATGTTGAATCAGTAAGGAATGTCAACCAACTTAAATTAAAGCAAGATACTTTTGTTCCACATATAGATTATTCTAAGCCAGAGAATTTTGCTAAATTTGGCTCAGCTTATCTTTATTATAAATCGGCAATAGAAAGAATTACTGATTTCTATCCTTATGACGGATCCGACGCAGAAATAAATCAATTTTACAACAACTCGTTGGATATTGAAAAGTATATTTTCAACAACTTGTATCCTCGTACTAATGGCCACATTATAATGAGTTCGGACGAGTGGGGCACATTAAGTGGAAGCCTTCAAAGTGGATATGGCCTCCCATCTACATTGGAATATATTGATTTCCAGGGAGGTCCACACACCATTTATGATGGTAGTCAAAACACTCCTAAACTTTTTAGGGATCCTTACTCCTCTAAACTCCAATTTTCCAATCTCTATGAAACTGATTTATATGTGTCAGCAAGTTTACCTGCGGGATATGGAACAGGCTCGCGAGAATCTAACTTAAAAGCCGATTTTGACAAAGGTGTTACGATTGAATTTTGGGCCAAAACGGGGTCTCTTGATTTAGCATTAACAAACAAACAAGTTCTTGTGGATATTTGGAATAATGAGCTATCTTCTAGTGCTAATGGAGGCGCCGAGGGAGCAAATCCTAATCCTCATTATGGAAGAATTACTGTAACCTTTAATGGAATATCTGCCGGTGTACCATTTAATATTACCGCCCAATCTGGCGCCACTGGTATTTTTGAACAAACGATTGGCACAGATATCAAAGTGGATACATTTGACGATTGGAAACATTATGCGTTTGTAATCCAGAATACTGCCAGCAATTTTGTAACAACTTTGTATGTAGACGGCAGAGTCAACGATATTAATACTGTCGCTAGCACTACTATTAATGAGATTAATTCTAAAAATATGGTCGCGCGCCTTGGGGCATTATTGACCGCTCCTTCTGGCGCGGCAGATAGCGCTCAAAAAGTTGAAAACATGGTCGGCGCCGGTAAACTTAGTGGGTCAGTTGATGAATTTAGATATTGGAAAGTGGCGCGAAGTGGTAAAGATATTGGAAAAAATTGGTTTACACAAGTCCGCGGCGGCACAAATACAGATATAGCCAATACTACTCTCGGGGTTTATTATAAATTTAATGAAGGTATAGCGGGAAACAGCACGACTGATAGCAGTGTGCTAGATTACAGTGGAAGACTCTCTAATGGAACTTGGACTGGGTACTCTTCCACCTCACGTAATACCGGCTCCGCCATGATTGAGGCCTCCGCATCCACACAAGAATATCTGGATCCCATTATTTATAGCACCAACTCGGAGGTAAGCACCCTAAAAGAGAATTTATTATCTAGTGGGTCTTATCATGATAATCAAAACAATTCCTCCTTTAAGGACTTAGTACCTAGTTGGGTCATTGAAGACGATGAATTAAGTGAAACTAACAATCTAAATGTTATTTCCCACATTATGGGAGCATATTTTGACAAGCTTCATTCTTATATTTCAGCTATCCCTGAATTTAAGAACAATGTTTATACAAGCGGCGCCTACACTCCTCTTCCTTTTGCACAGCATTTACCTCAATCTTTGGGATTATATACTCCCGAAACATTTATTGATGCAGATGTAATGGAGAAATTTTTAAATCGCGACGATACTACGCTATTTGAAGGAGACCTGACTGAGACCAAAAACTTAATTTATTTAAATTTATATAATAATATCGCCCACATTTATAAGGCCAAAGGAACTGAAAAAGCTGTTCGTAATATATTGAGATGTTTTCATGTGGGCGAACAGTTAGTAAAATTAAATGCTTATTCGAATAACAATATTTATACTCTGGCCAATAATCTGCAGCAAACTACATTAAAAAAGAAATATCTTAATCTTAATGATCGAAATAGCGCTGCAGGCATCGTATATGAAGCGACCAGTTCGGGGGATAGCGAAACACGAGGATACATTTCCGGTAGCGGCCCACTTGGATATGAAGATCGCTATGGGATGACACTGGAAGCCGATGTAGAATTTCCATATTATCTCTTAGATTCCGAAGATACCGTGGACCGAGATCCTATTAAAGTATCCTTATTTGGTATTTATTCCGCTTCAGTGGACAATGGATCAGATCCAACATTTTTTGCTACGGATGATGTAAACTTTCAAGTTTTTGCTAGGCGCCCAGATTTAAGATCGAGAAACGTTTACTTTCTTTTGACCTCCTCTCTAACACCATTTCCGATTCCGGAATTAACCAGTAGTATATTTTATAATGCATACGATAATCAACAATGGAATTTTTCTGTTCGACTAAAACCTAACAATTTTCCTGTTACCGATATGGTCACCGGCTCGACTGGTTATACTTATGATGTAATTTTTAAAGGTATCAACACGGAACTTGGGTATGTAAAAGAAAGCTTTTATTTAACCTCTTCGATTAGTAATGCTGCGGGTAAAGCTTTATTAAATGCTTCCAAACGAGTGTACGCCGGCGCCCAACGCACTAATATGACAGGCACATTGTTGGCGCCCTCGGATGTCCGCGTAGGAGGAGTGCGTTATTGGGCAAAATACTTAGATGATGTCAGCCTTGAACAGCATTTATTTGATGTTAATAATGTGGGAATTTCCAGTTCGTATCAAAATATCTCTCCTATTGATAGCAATAACGCCGGATATGATATTTTAAATTCTAATATGTTAGTGTTGGATTGGAACTTCGGAAACGTTACCTCTTCCGATACCGCAGGTAATTTTGAAGTAACCGATTATAGCTCTGGTTCTGCTTTAATTCGTAACAACTATGGATGGGCGGGGGGACTTGCCGGCCACCAACACAGTGGTTTCGGCGTGGGCTTCAGTGGATCAACCACCAATGTAGTGGATAATAAACTTGTAAATACCTTTAAGTTTATTGATCCTGAATTAGTGGTTTCTTCGGACATGATTCAAATTTTATCTGAGGACGATATAGTTTTTGGAGCAAATCTTTCTAATTCCCCGATATCAATTCCTAGCTATCGCTATACACTTGAAAAAAGTCAATATATGGCCATCTCTCAAGAGATGCTTCAATTTTTTGCTGGAGTAGTAGATTTTAATAATGTTATTGGAGAGCCAGTTAATCGGTATCGCGATAGGTATAAAACGTTAGAAAAACTTAGAGAGATATTTTTTAGAAGGGTCACCGATGTACAACAAGTAGAAAAATTTATCACCTATTATAAATGGTTTGACGATGCTATAGCCACAATTCTTTCTCAATTATTACCCGCATCCGCAGATTTTGATGCTGATGTTTTTAATACAGTTGAAAGCCATGTACTAGAAAGAAATAAATATAAAAGCCAATTTCCTACAATAGAATTTAAAGAGCCAGAGCTTGATGATGCGATGGAAGGTGCATATGCATCGAGTTATCCCTACGTGGAAGGCTCCACGCCGATGCCCACTTCTCCGCGTTCCACTGAAATTAAAAGATGGTATTGGGATAGGCGCTCTCGAAGAAACGCTCCGGAAATTACATCGGGCGATAGTACCATAGATGAACAACGAAATATTGTCAGAGATGTGGTATATAATAACCCCCATTTAAGTCAGAGCATTGGCCGCATCTCTGGAAGCACAGGCCTCGCGACGAGTACCATACGTAAATTTACCGTCGAGCGCTTATCAAAAGTATTTTTGCTCAAAGCACAGAGTCCATTTTCTACTGCTAGTCGAACCCTTAAAGGGGGGACTAATTTTACTAACAATAAGAATATTCACTTTACCTATAATTCGTTATATCCCGCAGGCCCAGTTAATACCGATAATAATGTCTATGTACCTGAAAATATATTATTAGGCTTTACGGATGAAATGGAAGGCTATCATGAAACAGTCGATCTTAACGATGTAAATGCGAAGTATAAGAGATATCTCCCAGTTAATAATGGCCGCGACTGGCAAAATGGATATGGCTATGCCAACGTTAAGTCCTCATATGTTTTTCCTTTTAATATTATTAGTCCAGCCGTTTCTTCTGGCTTCAACAAACAAGTCATTGATAGAGTTACTGGAAACATTCAAATTACTAATTTGCATCATGATGGATATGGGAGTGCCATCGAAGTGCCTATGCAGGGCCCATTTACCGATTACGCGGTGGGAGGCCATCAATCTCGTCACATTGCTTTGAATACTGGGAGTGATAATTATACAAATAGGCCTGAAGCATGGAAAATTTTCTTAGGCCAGTGTGCCGGCGCCTCTAGTACGAGTGGGGCAATTGGAATGGGAGGCGCCGACTATCCATGGCCCGAAGCTAATGCCGAAGGAGTACGGCCTTATCCTATGACCGCTTCCCAAAAAGCTGTTTATTATCGCGATTTTATTGCTAAGAGTCCTCTTAATATTAAAAACTTAAAGATAGTAACAGGCTCAACACCATTGGGAAACTATACTAGTAATTATGAAATATTTCACAGCGTGGGCTCGATTGCTAATCCTCGAAACTTTATTGAAAATCAACCGACCCTTCCGGTGCAGTTGACAAAAAGCACCCAAGGTCGTTCTATGCTTAGTCTGCATCGTACCGATGAGGAACATTTTCAATTTGTTTCAGATTATTCGGTGAGTTATTTAACCGGCGCCACCGGAAAATCCATTATTACTGGTAGATTCGCTGCCCCGGGCGGCATGGAAGTAATGTCCCTAGGATATTTGGATTTCCGCGGCTCCGAAATGTCCGTTTATAATAGCTTACTTAATAGAAACTTAACAGTTATTAAGCCTTCCCAAGGACCTAGTGGAACATTTTCAGAAGCCACCGGCGCCGGCGGCCCCGGTATTCGAGTGAGCGATATTCATCATAAAGACTTTGGGATGCGCGCGCATCTTGCACGTCATAGCGCTAAATTTGGTCGCGACTCTCTAAATGTAACGGCCTCCGACAATCTTCCTGGAAAAGTTTATGATCAGCTACCGGCGGCTTATAAAATTAGTCGCAACACTAAGAGGCGTTTAACACAGACACAAAATTTTGGTACAGTCACGACAGGCACTCTTTATGATAATTGGTTTATTCAACATCAAATTCCACAGTCAGATCGACAATATTCATGGTTTACTAATTCGTTGGCCGATCCTACCTCTGATCGATATTTGAATTTTGCCCCTCTCTACGGAACTCTTGCAGGTTATTATTCTAATTCTGCGGGAATTGTTTCGTATTTTGATTTTGTATCCGCTAGTAGCGTTACTTCTTCCACAACACCAACTTTGTTTCAGCCGACCGCACGCATAGACATTTTTACTTTGGAACCTCTTTCGGCATCCACAAACAATATACTTGGATTTCCAACAGCGTCGAGTCCTAGTTCTTATTTTAATTCGGTATTTATTGATAATTTACCTGCAGCGACCTCAAATGACATAACGGGTGCTACGGCTAATTTCTTTAATTTATTAATGACACAGCGAGGGAATACATATGGATGGAACTGGAAAAAAACACATCAACAAAGTAATCCCGTTACCATCGGAGAACTGAAAGCCAATGAAATAACTGTCGCCGATCAAAAGGATGTTCTAACTCGCTATAGGCTTCATCCTCTTTCACTTCGGGGCCGTACTGCTTTAATTAACTTTGATGCTCCTACTTCTACTTTCTCAAAGCGCGGCAAAAACTTAAAGACGAATGCCGTCACCATTAAGGCGACCAACAACAATGAAATGATTTATTTTGGTTCGACAGATCTCGCCGATTATGTCTTGCCCTCCATGGATACTACTACCACTCCGTTTTATCAATTAATTGATGCGAGTCGTACTCAGGGTTATAATTTAAACTGGATTGCCTATACTGAAGCTTTGTTCCCGTCAGCGCGCAATGAATTCATGTCTTATTCTACCGGAAGAATAGACTATGATAATAAATATTGGAGAGACAATTTAGACAACCGAGTTACATTGGGTTCCGCCGAACCAAATTCATTTGATATAACCATCATGCTTTCGCAAAGTAGCTGGGTATTAGATGCACAAGAAGATTTCGAAACACGCACTGGTCCGGTCACGGGAAGCGCCCCTAGTGAGTTTGCGTTTTCTGCTCAAGGCAAAGCAGGAGAATTACAGAACAACTACTTTTCTTTCTTCACCGGAACCCTGTCGTCCTCCGGCACACCCGGCGAAGGGATTGACTATCGTGCCCCGCGCATGCTGCGCATGGGGGCGCTCTATTCGCACAAACACATGATCGCCCCGAGACGTTCAGCGCGCGCCCCCACGGGTCCAACAGCTATCGATACTTATGGACCCGGCACTTTCACAGAAACACTTCAATTATATTCCGGAGAAGCCAAATGGGAGGCTAATACCCAAGCTGGGATTTTAATTAAAAGTGGCGNCACTACTGTGTTTGAAAGTCACCCGTCAGAGCCCTGGTTTAATGAATATGAAGATTTTAGATATGATGTTAAACTAATGGCAAAAGGATATTCGATTGTGCCAGAATTCCGAATCAGTGAACATGTGGAAGATTATCTTAAATACGGAGTTAATGCATGCAGAGATAAAATTGACACCTTTACTATTCCTGGCACAATTCATACTAGCGCAACAGCATCATTTTATAAAGACTTTTCAAATTCTGAATTTATGCAAGATTTTCTAAAAGTCAAGAATGATTCTTTGCTTACGGCCAAAGAGATTAGATTAATATGCAGCGCTGCAATTCGATTTAATCCTTACAAAGGATTTTATCCCGCACAGAGGACATTGGATTTGGTATCTCAATTTTCTCGTTCTTATGCCGAAAACTTAATTGGAAATGCTTTATCGACTCCTGGATCCACAGCTACCGCCAACTATGGATTTCCCAAATTAGTACAGCCACAACAAGCCGCTGGGGCATTAAGGCCGCTATTCCAGACTTTATTTGCCCCAGGTATTTTATATAATACTATTAAATCCGGTTTAGCCGTTGATTATCCTATTGTTGCAGATGATACCAAAGTTGACAGATCTTTAAATTATTATGGCGCAGGCAAAGGCCCCAATACAAACAATTGGGCGGTTACATCTACGGCCAGCGGAAGTAGTGGCATAACCGGATATGATGGTGGAGAATTTTGGGATAGGAGAATTCCATTTGAAGCCATAGTAGAACCTGAACAATATCTTAATGGTATTAGCGTTTTTGATATTGAGCCGCATCCTTCCATGAGTTTGTATGTCACCAGCGCATGGGGCGCCACATCTGGTGATCCTATCTATAGTATGATGGCCAATAATTTTTTTGGCGAAGTAGCTTATTTTTTCTTAAAGGATCAGGAATTTACTCGATTAGAGTCAAACACATTGACAGATGACATTAGATTTGCTAGCGGAGCCATATATGGCGCCCGAGCCAAATTACGTCGNTCTNTATCNGGCTCTAGAAGTTATGAATATGAATCCGGGTCCGCTGGAAACAACGACCCATATGGAAGATTCGGTGGGCTATTGGCCACNGCCGGCGGATTACAAGTCGGATCTTATCCCATTCCCCAAGATCCGCGACAGAATCCTAATTTTAAAGAGTCCTTTACTATGTACAGTCGTCCTAGCGCATTTGGTCCAGCCGTAGGTGGTAGACCCACGGGATCTGCTTCCAAATATGCTAGCGTTATTAATTCAGCACCTATTGATAGTTTTACTGGATTTAACTGGGCTTATACTCCCCCTTATACCAACGGTGAGGCATGGGTAGATCTCATCTTTAAGCCATCTCACACCAAAAGCTATGATCTTGATCAGATTTTAGCAGAGATAACTCCTGTATATTGGAGAGTAGACCCCGGCTACAATGGAATAAATGGACTACCCTACGCAGATTACCAAACCCCACTGATATCTAGTTATGTACAATATTCAGGGAATTTACAGTCTATTTATGCCGGCCGCAACGTAAATGCCAATGCCATGCAAATGAGTGCCGCCATTGATTTATTTGGGGTGGAAAGAGTGATGGAAGAGGAAACCGATAAATTTGGAAATGAAATAAAATCCACCAATAAAGTGGTAGGCAAAAAATGGGTTATTCAGCCTAAATTTGAGACTCCGATGATGAATTTTAGCGATGTGGGAATTCACGCCCTTACCGCATCCGATGGCACACTAACTCTTCCCACCTATGGCTCCGGAGCAACTCCACAAGGGATGTGGCATCAATTTGGAATTATTGAGACAGATCCTAAAAAAGGCATTTTTCTTGAAATAGATGATATTCCAACGGAGTGGTTAAAATTTCATTACGATGTAGTTAATAATAGTACTGCTTATAATGGAAATGATATTAACGCTGGACCTAAAATATTTAGTAGAATGAAATCACTAGTTGATGTTGCGGGCTTTGATAAAAGACGCAATAGAGCGAGATTAGGAGAGTTAACAGAACAAACAATTTTACGTGAGGCAATTGTGGCCGTCCCTTATATTATCGAGAGCATCGACAACAAAACCCTTAGAAAGGGAGTAAGCAAAAATATTACCAAAACAAGGAAGAGTTTTATTAGTATTCCTACTGAAAGATACGAATCAGCCCTTGCATCAGAAAAGGGAAGCTTAAGAGGAGATTCTTTGGATGCCGCCGGCGAATCAATACGAAAATTAATTCAAAGAATGGAACAATATGTGCTGCCACCTCATTTAGATTTTCTTAATAATGAAAATATTGATCCGATGGTCATGTATATCTTTGAATTTGAATATAAGTTAGATCAAGATGATTTATCTTATATTTGGCAGAATATTGCACCCCGAGATTATAAAAAGATTACTTTAACTACTCAATCCATAGCTCATGATTTATCAATCAATGAACTATTAAGTGAAGATGATATTATGGACAATGAAAATTTACGATGGATGGTATTTAAAGCTCATCAAAGGGCGACCGTTACATACGATGATTTAAGAGCGGATCAAGTGAATCAAGCAGTTTCTAAGGATAGAGGGAATTCGTCAGGTCTTCGAGGGGCCAATCGAGGAGCGTCGAGTAATGACCGAAGCGGACGCCGCGGCAATAGATCGGAGAGCGCTAGGGTTTATGAAAGTGGTTATCCAATTGGTTTTAACTGGCCGTATGATTTTATTTCCTTTGTTGAAATGATTAAATTAGATGCCGAAGTATTATATGATGAAGG